AGATTTATCAATTTTAATAATTTTGCGATTTTTCATAAAGGCTCCTAAAGTTCAATAGACGAATTGTACCACAATTATCCACGGCGCTTGATAATTTCTGCCTCAATCAATTCAAGTTCTCGCTTATATTCCAACTTCTTTTTCTTCGCCGCCTTGCGCTTGTCAAAAATTCTTTCGGCAAGGATTGGAATGAACCCAGCAACTTTCCGACTACACAAAACCCCATTGCCAGATAAGGTTGCATCATGGCTTTCTGCAAATTCTTTCGCAGCAGCCCATTTTTCCGTTCGGTCAATTATATCACTTGGTCGGATAGAAGGCCACAAATCCTTGCGCAAAACCGTTTCTGGAGAGATGTTGTTCTGAATAATGATAGATGGGTACAGCGACTCCAAATCGAAGCTGACTAACCACTCATAGAAGCCCCTAATCGGGTCTTTGACGAACGCGCCTTCGTACCCCTCACCTACCCCACCAGCCTTCGTAAAAGGGACGCATACGCCCAATTCTAGCAGGTAGTTATGAATCATCACATCCCATACTCGCACATTGCTCAAAGTGTCTTCGTAGTTCACCTTGGCAATGTATGCAACTGACATAACCATGTCAATGAAGTTTAGCTTGTCGTTCAGATTCTTTACGAGTCGCACATCATGGATGTTGTACTCGACAAACTTCGCCGGGTGGTTTGTGTATTGCTCGTAGAAACTTCCGGGAATTTCGATTTTCTTGTCCTTTAGCTCAACTTCGGCAATGAAGTCCAGCTTGTAACTTTCCCGAGTAATTAGTCGAAACTTTTTGTACAAGACCATCATATCAAGGTTCTGTACCCCGGCAATGTTTACCGAATGCTGCACCCTACCAGTGTCATCGGTTTCTATGTTGAACTTCACCAAGCCAAATGGAGACAATCGTTTCATGTCCTCTTTGCCTAAGACTACTTCAACCCGCTTGGCGATGTATGGCATATCATAGCCTTGGCAATTCCAACCAGATACCCAATCTGGCCTAATCATGGACCAGTGCTGTACAAACTTTGCAAGCAGTTCTGCCTCAGAATTGAATCGAACAATCCTAGCCGATGGGATTTCAATGCCAGTAATGTCTAAGGTGGTGTAGCAGAAGTAGGTGCCATTGAAAAACAACGTGACGCAATTGATTGGTGTATCGGCGGTTTCAATGTTCGGGAAAGAATCTGTAACGGCATTCTCAATGTCTATGTAAACGCCTTTAATCTTTTTCAAATCATAGTCGTTACCATAGGTGTCATTGATAAGGGCGTATGAGAACCTATCAAAGCCATAGCAACCATTACCAAAAGACTTTGCAAAATCCCGTGCAGATTTTGTGTCGTTGAATTTGATGGACTTTAGAACTTCTCCGTGGATGGTCTTGAAGTCTCCACGACCAGAAACGTATAGGGTTGGCTCTAGTGGGATTTCGCGGTAAAAGTCTTTGCCGTTATCATGCTCTACTACAAGAGCCTTGGTGCCGTATTGGGTGAATGATTTAAAAAATTTCATGGTTATCCTAATCCGAATTAGACTAGGATTATACCACAAAAGTTTTACAAGGGAATTCCTGCTTGATTAAAGTGGTTTGCTACGGCTTTAACATCATTGCTGTGTGCAATGGCGCGACCATACTGAATCTTGAAACTTGGGGCAACTGCTTTAATGTCGTCCCGGTTTTTGATTGCATGGAACATTTGGACATTTGATAGAAGTTCGGAACTATGTTCACCTTCTTTGTTTGGGGAACTATTCTCAAAAGATTGTTTGTGCTGGACAGTTTGCGGTGCCAACTTTGGGATGTGTTCCGAGGTGACATGGCCTAGGTACTTTGGTTCTACGTCCTTACCCAATACAACCGCCATTTGGTCTGTATGGTAGCCTTCATAGCCATGGTTTAATACGGCGCTCTCAAAGGCGTTTAGACGGTCTGCTCCAGCATCTACAAGGGTTTGTCTAGTCTTGTTGATAGACTTTGTATTCTCGTCACCCTTCATCGCATCATACATCTTGGATGACCTGTATTCATATGCATGGTTACCTAGACCAGCCTCTTTATATGGCAACCCACTAGTAGGTTTTGGATAGAAGTAAACCCGCTTCTTGATGCGTTGGTCATTGGATAGTGCAACTCGGTCTGCTTCTTTACCTTTAATGCCACGACCATAGAATGCCCCTGCAAGCACCCCTAAGTTCGGCTTAGTGGAGTAATGTACCCCAACGAATTCTTGGGTAGATTCTAGCAAAAATTCTGTAAGGGTTTTCATAATTTATTCTTCGGTCTTTAGGTTTTTATAGTCTGACAAATTATCTTGGGTCAAATATTTTCGGTTCATTCTTCTCTCTCGGTACAATTCGTGCTCTCCATGAGATGTAATTGTACCAATATCTCCCCTGTTCGTTTTATACGTCAATCGGTTAACATTACCAGTCTTGTCTATATAAGTATGCTTGTGCATAAAATTCACAGCATCTTTCGCTTGGTCTTCTAAGGTATCCCCATCGGCACCTTCAATTTTTAGTTTCCCACCATCAGATGACATTGCACCAAGAATGTGACCAACTTTAGGATGAATGTTGTCTTCTAACGACCGAGCAACTTCCACTCCATGAGCAGCATCTTCATCAGATACTCCAGTTTTTGCTTTCAAGATAGAAGCTAATTCCGGCTTCGATTTATTTTCATAATCTTTGGCATGAATTGCTACACGGTCGATGAGTTTTGAATTGTGGATTTCGTTGTGAACATGAACACCAAACCCGCCCAGACTTAGTGCGGCAACAGTCCCAAGCCCAACAGCAGTAGCGGCTAATGGAAGGTCGTCACGAACATGATCTCTATATGCGGATTTTAATTTATCTACTACACCTTCAGATAATTCCTCTTGGACGATATCGACATACGATTGTTTAAATGATTCTGATACCATATTATACTCTTTGTTAAACATATTATACTCCTGTAATTGTTTCTTTAATTGTATATGGGTCATTCGCACCAATATTTGCTAATGAAACCCCATTGATATAGGGGACAAAGTTGTAGTTGACCAAGAAGTTCCTCAATGCTGGGTTCACATCAAGCTGGCTATAATCGTACAAGGTTACATCCACCGTCTTGATTATACCAGATTCCCGTACAGGCCCAAACAAGAACCCCTTTACGACAAAATCAAACCGCCACTGGATTGTACGCCGCTGCTCAAACTCCCCGTCATACGAATCCATCCCAGAATTAGAAACCAGCGTGATAGGCACATCGTAGCCGATTTCTGGATTACCAACCCCGCGCATTGCAATGGTGTAATCTGGTGTGAAGAATGGTGCAAGTTGCTCTACGACTTGGTAGGCATCTGACTTAGATTTTGCAATCAATGTTGCCGAATAGGTAATGTCATATGGGACTGGGGTGTAGACTGTAGATGACTTATTAGTCTCGTTGAAATAAACGAATCTATGCTTACCAGAAATCTTCCTATCAGGTGCATAGGATATGCTTGTCATCTCATAGCCGATTCTTGGCAAAACTATTGCAGGTTGTCGCAGTAGGTCGGTATCAGCCTGTGTGCGCTGGATGAACTTTTCTTTTTCGGAATATACTACAGGAACCCGCTGGCGGCTATTTTCGGTCCCATCGGCGTTATACCGGACTACATCAATGCCATCCAGCAATGCCCCCATGACTAGAGAGTATTTTTTGAGTAGTTCGTGATAAAAATGTGTTTTATAAATCATGCACTATTTAGTGCTGCTAACATCAACTGGGTTACTCGTTGATTCGGTTCCCTGCGACCACCAGCATCATCAAACCCCATCATGACCCCAATGGCAGCAACGGCACCAGACCTACTGATACCACGGTTGCAATGCACAACCACATTTGCATTATTCGCCAAAGCATTGCGCAGTATTGCCACCAAATGACTAGCTTGTTCGTGGCTAATCATGCATTCTTCGTCAAACACCGGGTCATCAGATTCTACGTCAAGGAATTCAAACTGATGAACCTCGGCAAAGTTATGTGCAGGTGTAGGCCAGTGGTATGGACAAATGTCCATAATCTGAATCAACACCGCATTGGCACCGGGGTCAATGTGGTTTGCTGTAGTTACATCTAAAGCGGATATGTTTTGAATATGCATGCCCGAATTATACACGATTATAGTCAATTATAGAAAAAGGGGCCGAAGCCCCTTTGTTAACCGATGATAATTTCTGCCGCAATATTGTACGTCACAAGGTTGCCGATAAACTTTGTGATGATACCATTAGAAATTTGCAAGTCATAGTCATCGCTAATCATCTTAAAGTCCTCTAGGCGGTAGTTCACCGAGAACTTAGCGTCGCTTTCTTTGATGACAACTTTATAGCGGTCAGCCGACTTGTTGCGCAGGTCATGTGCAATCAGCGAGATTGTCTTGCCATCACCAATCACCGAGATGTTTGGAGAACCGATTACAGATGCTGCTTGGCGAATCTTCTGTAGGCGCAATTGAGTAATCTCTAGGTCTGCAAATACATCATCAATGGCATAAGCCTTTTGATAGTTTGCACCATCAAACAATGATGGGTCTGTATAGCCATATCGAATGGAATTGTTCTCACCCTGCATCATCACAAAGTTGTCGTGGAATTCTAGGCTTGGTTGGTCTAGTAGGTTTGCACAGGCAATGAAGCGAGACAAGTCATAGATTGCAAAGTCTTGAGGAAATTCTTCTGCAACCTTTGCAACGGCAACCATTTCGCCACCTTGGGTGACAGAACGGATTTCATTACCAGCTTGAAATTTGATGCTGTTGTTGATTGATGAAAAGTTTTTCAGGATGGCGGTGGTTTGTTCAGTAAGTTTCATAATTAGTCTTTCAAAAGTTTTCGTATGGTTTAGAAAAAAGGTCGCGCAAAAACTCTGCTGGCCGAGAAGCCATCTGCATAGGTTTTGTGTATGGTATTGTAACACACTTTCCAGATGCGAGATTTTCAACTGCCATAGACGAACCAACAGATTTCACAAATTTGTCTTGGATAGAACAAATTGCAGTTGCAACCCGAATGAACGAATCTGTCTTATTCCAAGAGTATGCAATAGTCATCCCACCATATTGATCTGGGTGGCGATATTGACCGGTTTGGCGGCGAATGTGTAAGATTTTGTGGTTTGGTTCCAAGATAGTGTGCCTCTTCGTGGTGGTTAATGAATTTGCAATGTGAGGTGGCTCTTTATCATAGTGGTTTGGGTCTGGTTCAAAATCATCGTATAGGCTCATTTCAATACCTCGGTTGCTTTCAGTTGGTTCTGGTGCCAGAAATTTGCGTAATACTGTACGGCTTCCCAATGCTCCTTCGGGATGCCAAAATCTTTGGGGTGTGCTTGTGCATCTGGCGACCACCCCACATCGCGTTCGTTGTTAAGAGCATCGACAGTACGTTTCAAGTCCGCAAGCATTCCTGCTGGCACAGACATTGTGGCGGCAGTCTCTGCTTCCGTTAGGCCGTTGAAGCCTACTTGGTTTAGTGCTTCCGTCAGTGCTGTGCGGAGGGCTTCAACGGCCTCGTTTCTATCCTCAAATGCTTGGATAGTCCGTTCAC